GAGAAAGTAGAGTTAGCATCTCAAAAATATGAGTTTGCTAAAAAAGCTCCTCAAATTTTATCAGAAATTAAAAAAGTAGACGATAACTTAAAAAAAGCAGAGGCTAAAATCGAAGCTATTTATTTATCGTATAAAAAAGCGTATGGAGAATTTCAATTAGCTATTGATTCTTCAGTAAACTCAGCAAATTCAGCAGAGAAAGATTTATTAGCAATTATGAATGGATTATCTGCTTTAGGGGTTGAGTCTAAAGAAGCTTTAAAAATTGAAGGATTTGAGGCTGCAGCGGACTTGCAAACAAAGATTAAGCAATTAGCTCCAGGTTTAAAAAGTTTATATCCAAAACCTTAGTAAGTAAATAAATTAATAAATATATGGAATACAAGAACAAGTTAAACAAGATTAAAGCTGTTCTTTCTATGGAAGTAAAATTAGCACAAATGAAGCTAGAAGATGGTATCACTATCATTGAAGCGGAAGCATTTGAGCCGGATTACTCGGTAGGAATTGTAACGGCGGATGGTATTGTACCGATGCCCGTAGGCGAGTATAAGTTAGAGGATGGTAAAATCCTTGTGGTATCCGTAGAAGGTGTTATTGCATCTATTATGGAGGAAGAAGCGGAAGAAGAAGCTCCAATGATTGAGGAAGCACCGGAAGAAGTTATTGCTCCGGAAATGTCTCAAGAAGCTCCTAAAGCTAAGCGCATTGTAGAATCTGTTTCTAAGGAAACTTTCTTTGCCGAGATTGAAAAATTACGTCAAGAGTTCTCATTAATCAAGCAAGAAAACGAAGCTTTAAAATCTGAGAATGAGTCTTTAAAAGTTGAAATGTCTTCTATCGAAGAAGGAGCTCAACCTTTAGCACACAATCCGGAAGCAAACGCTCCAAAGCAAATGTTTAAAATAGGTAAAAACAGAACTTCATCTATTGAAGATGCGGTATTTAACAGAATTTTTTCAAAATAATTAACTAACAAATTAAAAAATGGCTACTACAACTAGTATTACTACAACTTATGCTGGCGAATTTAAAAACCAAATTATCTCGGCTGCATTATTATCTTCACCAACTATCGATGCGGGTGGTATCACGGTAAAACCTGGTATCAAGTACAAAGAAGTTGTTAAGAAATTATCTACAGATGCAATCTTAAAAGATGCTTCTTGTGATTTTACTGCTACGTCTACGGTTACTTTAACTGAGCGTATTTTACAACCAGAAGAGTTCCAAGTAAACTTACAATTATGTAAGAAGGATTTTCACTCTGATTGGTTATCTGCTGAGCAAGGATATTCTGCATTTGACGTACTTCCAAAGTCTTTCGCTGACTACTTAGTAGCTCACGTAGCTGCAAAGGTTGCTGCTAAGAATGAGACTAACATTTGGACTGGTGTTACGGCTAACGCTGGTGAGTTCAATGGTTTTGCTACATTGTTAGCTGCGGATGCTGCTTTACCAACGGCTCAAGAAGTTGCGGGTACAACTGTAACGGCTTCTAACGTAGTTGCTGAATTAGGTAAGATTGTTGATGCAATCCCAGCTGCTCTTTATGGACACGATGGTCTTTACTTATACGTTTCACAAAACATCGCTCGTGCTTACGTTCGTGCTTTGGGTGGATTTGCTGCTTCTGGTTTAGGTGCTAATGGTACTAACGCAATGGGAACTCAATGGTACAACAATGGTTCTCTTTCTTTCGATGGTGTTAAGATTTTCGTAGCTAATGGTTTAGCTTCTAACACAGCGATTGCTACTTTAAAAGAGAACTTGTTCTTCGGTACTGGTGTACTTGCTGACATGGATTCTTCTTCTGTTAAAGTTATCGATATGGCTGACGTAGATGGTTCTGAGAACGTACGTGTAGTAATGCGTTTAACTGCTGGTGTTCAGTATGGTTCGGTAGAAGATATCGTAACTTACGGAATCACTAACTCGGCTAACTAATTTAGCTTTAATAGCACCTCGTTAATTCGGGGTGCTTATTTTTCAACTTTTTAAATTAATTAATATGTCTTGTGATATTTCTTTAGGCAGAATTGAGCCTTGTAAGACAAGTAATGGTGGTCTAAAAGCCGTTTACTTTGTTAACGAGGGCGATGCTACGGGAGTTACTTACGATGCTACTAATACGGATGCCATTGCTACGGTTACAGGTACTCCTAGTGCATATAAGTACGACTTAAAAGGTAATAGCTCTTTCGAGCAAACTATTACTTCTTCTCGTGAGAACGGAACTACGTTCTTCGAGCAAACTTTAAACTTAACGTTAAAAAAATTATCGATTGTAGACCACAAGCAAATTAAGCTTTTGTCTTACGGACGACCTCAAGTTATTGTAGAAGATAACAACGGAAACTTATTCTATTGTGGTTTAACTCATGGTATGGAGGTTTCGGGAGGTACAATCGTTACAGGTGCAGCGATGGGCGACTTATCAGGATACACTTTAGTGCTATCAGGTCAAGAGCCAGTACCAGCTAACTTCTTAACTACTACCTTAGCTTCAGCTGGTTTCACGGTTGTATCAGGTTCTTAATAGTTTTGTTGTTTGAGGTTTGAAATTGGGGGAGCAGATGTCTTCCCCTTTTTCGTTTTAGAAACAAAACATATAAATTAACGTTTATACCATAATGATAGTTTTAAGAGAATCTAATATAGCTCAAGAGGTGCGATTTGTGCCAACTCGTAGAAATGCGGGCAATAAGCTATTTTTAAGAAACGAAACGACTAACGTAGATGTCGAGTATTCTATTACTTGTACTCAAGAATCGTACTATCTTACATTCTTAAAAGTGCTAGCTTTAGAAGAAGGGCATTTTTACACAATGACAATTAAGCAAGACTCCGAGTTAATTTACCGAGATAAGGTTTTTTGCACGAATCAAACAATAGGAACGTATTCGGTTAATAAAGACGAGTACGTACAAAACGACCAAAATATAATTTTCTATGAGTAACGTTCACGTTTTTAATTTCGAATCTCATAAACCGCCTCAATCCATTGAGTCTAATAAAGAAGCATGGGTTAATTTTGGAGACGATAACGAATACTTTAAATACCTAATTGATAGATATAATAACTCGACTACAAATAACTCGGTTATCAACTCTATTAATAAGCTTATCTATGGTAGAGGTTTGGACGCAACGGATTCAAATAAGAAGCCGAACGAATACGCTCAAATGAAGATGTTATTTAGACCAGAAGTTTTAAAGTGCGTAATTACGGACTACAAGCTTTTAGGACAAGGATATTTTCAAGTAATTTACAACAAGGCTAAAAATGCGGTAGTAAGAGTAGAACACGTACCCGCTCAATTAATCCGTACCGAGAAGTGCAACGATAAAGGCGAGATTACAGGCTACTACTACTCCGATAATTGGAGCGACACTAAAAACTACCCTCCTAAGCGTATTGGTGCTTTTGGATATGGCGATAAGACCTTAGAGTTACTTTGTGTACGTGATTATTCCGTAGGACAAAAGTATTACTCTAACGTAGATTATATTGGGGCTTTACCTTATGCGACTTTAGAAGAAGAGATTGCGGATTACTTAATTAATGACGTACAAAATGGTTTCTCTCCTACTAGCGTTATTAACTTTAATAATGGTGTACCAGACGAAGAAAAGCAAGGTTTAATAGCTTCGGATGTTAAACGCAAATTAAGTGGCTCAAATGGAGCTAAAATAGTTGTAGCGTTCAATAGCGATGAGACTAAGAAGACTACAATCGATAGCGTACCTTTAAACGACGCTCCGGCTCACTACCAATATTTAAGCGAGGAGGCTAGAGGTAAGATTCTATTAGGTCACTCTATTACGAGCGGTTTGTTATTTGGTATTCCGTCAAACAACGGATTTAGCTCTAATGCGGATGAGTTAAAGAATGCCTCTATCTTATTTGATAATATGGTTATTCGTCCTAAGCAAGGAACTATTATCGATGCTATTGATAAGATTTTAGCATTTAACTCTATTAGCTTAAACCTTTACTTTAAGACTTTACAACCTTTAGAGTTTATCGACCAAAACCCTACGATGAATGCGGAGACAATGGAAGAGGAGACAGGGGTTAAGTTATCTTCTCAATTAGAAGAATTAGACGTAGAAGAGTACGGTGAAGAACTTGATTTAGACGAGTGGGAATTAATAGATAGTCGTGCAGTATCATACGAAGACGAAGAGCGTTTAGATGCAGAGCTAGAGGCTTTAAATCAATCGTCTAAGAGCCTTATGTCTAAGATGTGGGAGTTTGTTACTACCGGTGTAGCTCGTCCCGATTTACCAAGTTCTCAAGATGGTAAACTTTTTATTTCTCGTTATAGATATAGCGGAGAAACTACCGAAAAATCTCGTGAGTTTTGCAAGAAAATGACAAGTGCTAATAAGCTATATCGCAAAGAGGATATTATGAAAATGAGCGAGAAGGCGAGCACTAACCCAGGTTGGGGTCCTAGAGGTACTAACACTTATGACATCTTCCTTTACAAGGGTGGAGGAGCTTGCCACCATTTTTGGACTCGTGAAACTTATAAGCGTTTTACCGACCCTAGAAAAAAGGGAGCTACTAAAATAACTCCATCTGAGGCACGTAAAGCGGGCGAGGTTTTGCCTACTCCTTATACTAAAGAGGATGGCAAGAATTATAACAAAAATAGTAAACTGGTGTACACGAAACCAATCGATATGCCAAATCAAGGATTTTTACCAAATAACAAGTAACAATGGCTCAAGCTCTCTTTGTGTCTAGGGATGACATCGTAAAATTTACCGCTTTAAATGGTAATATTGATACTGACAAATTTGTGCAATGGATTAAGGTTGCTCAAGATACTCATATACAAGGGTACTTGGGAACTAAGCTATTTAACAAGATTAACGATGGCATTGTAAATGCTAACTTGAATAGCTCTTACACGATGCTTTTAAACGTGTATATTAAACCTATGGTTATCCATTGGTCGATGGTAGAGTTTTTACCGTTTGCAGCTTATACGATTGCTAATAAAGGGGTGTTCAAGCACAATAGCGAGAATAGTACAAACGTAGAAAAAAGCGAGGTAGATTACCTAGTAGAAAAGGAGCGTTCAATTGCCGAGCATTATACTCGTAGGTTTATTGATTACATGAGTTTTAACCAATCTTCATACCCTGAATATAACACGAATTCAAATGCGGATATGTACCCAGACAAAAGCTCCTTTAGTGCAGGCTGGTACTTGTAGAGGCAAGTACGCTCCTAAAGCGACTAATATTAAAAAACTAAAGGTTTACCTTAACAAAATAGAAAATGGCTCTTAATTTCACGCATACAAAAGGCGATACATTTAACGAAGTAGCTTTTGAGGTTAAAAAGAATGGCACGGCTTTAAACTTAACCGGTGCTACAATCAAAATGCAACTTAGAAAAGAGTATAGCGATGTCTCAGCGGTATTATCTCTTACCTCCGTATCTAGTGCGGGCATTACAATCACAAACGCTACTAGCGGACATTTTAAAATCAATGCTCAAATTATAGACATTGAAGTATTTAACTACGTTTACGACATTCAATTTACTTTGTCTAGTGGCGAAGTAAAGACATACGTAAAGGGAGGATTTAATGTAACACCAGAAGTAACACGCTAAGAAATGGAGGATATTATAGACATCATAGTAACGGAGACTACCAATCTAATTGAAATTACTTCACAACCTACGGACGAGGTAATAGATGTCAATATAATCGACAATAGAGAGGACATAACGCTTAACGTTACTCCTAGTGTAGTTGAAATTAATATTAATCAATTAACGGGAAACTTTGGTATCCTATGGGGCGAGATTGAAGGCACACTTTCAAATCAAGCCGATTTACAAAACGCTTTAAATTTAAAAGCAGACTTAGTAGATGGCAAAGTACCTTCATCGCAATTACCTAGTTATGTAGATGACGTAGTAGAAGTTGCTAATTATGCAGCACTTCCCGCAACTGGCGAGGTAGGTAAGATTTACATTACATTAGATACTAATTTTATCTATCGATGGACTGGCTCTACCTATGTAGAAATCAAAGATTCAAGTGCGGTTTGGGGAGCAATTACAGGAACATTAAGCTCTCAAACAGATTTGCAATCTGCTTTAAATGCTAAAGCTAACGATAATGCAGTTGTTCATTTATTAGGAAGCGAAACAATCACAGGAGCAAAGACTTTAACAGGTGGTTTAACACTTGGAACATCAAGCGGAGATAATCAAACACTTCTTAATTTACCTGCAACTAATCAATTAATTTATAGGGAAGGAGTAGGAAGTCTTTATGGGTTTAATATAGAATCTGGTGTAGATAATTCTTTATTCCTAACAAATAGTGAAGGAGGATTTTTTCAAACTTTATATTTTGGAGATTCTCAAGGCTCATACAATATATTTGGTATTAGTACAAAATCAGGAGCGTCAGATTGGTCGGCTAAATTTGTAATTAACCAAAATGGGCACATTGGATTAAACAAAAATAATCCAACCGAAATTTTAGATGTAGCTGGGAATGGTTTATTCTCAGGTTCATTAACTGCTAATACAATAGTAAAATCTGGCGGGGCGTCTTCACAGTTCTTAAAAGCTGACGGCTCTGTAGATTCTAGTACGTATGCTTTAGATTCTGCGGTGGTTAAATTAACTGGGGCGCAGACTATTGCTGGAGTAAAGACTTTTAGTAATAGAATAGTAGTAGACATTGATACAACTACAAACAATGCAGCGTTTTTTAAAAACGTTTCGACTAATGGCTATGGAGTCTCTATTCAAGGTGGAGTAGGTACAAATTACGCTTTATATGTTTCTAATAATGTAGGCTCAAAAGTATTTGAGGTTTTAGGGAATGGAGCTACTTCAATTATAGGTAGTTTAGCAGTTACCGGAACGGGTAGTTTTACTGGAGCTTTAAGCGGTACAAGTGCTACGTTTAGTGGAGATATAAATACTGGAACTATTGCAAATGAAGGTTCTAATTATGTAAGAGGCTCATTTAATGGGGTAAATACATCTGCTAATTTATCTGCAGTTTATTTTAGTGGTGGAGATGGCTCTCAAAACAGAGCAGGATTAAAAGTATATCAAACTTGGGGAGGTACTTATACTGATACTTGTGTTGATTTATTTGTAACTAAAGGGGGAGTAGGTGGAACTACTGCATTAAGTATTAATGGATTAGGCGCAGCCACGTTTTCGAGTAGTGTTACGGCGACAATAGGATATTTTGGCAGTAGCACTACTATTGGTTTTGGAGGAGTTAAATTATTTGTAAAATCTAGCACAGCTCTTGATTATGAGGGATTAGTTGTCCAATCATCTTCTAATAGCGATTCAGTTACTATTGCTCATACGGGAACTTTAGGTAGAATTGCAACTACTTATGGTACGGGAGGAACTGGTACATTTACAGATTTAGCATTTGCAACAAGCGGAACAGATAGATTATATATTACTTCCGCTGGCAACGTAGGCATCGGAACGACTTCGCCTTTACAAACTGCGACTAATAGAACCGTTGTAACAGTAAATGGAACAAGTCAAGCAATTTTAAATTTTGGAATTAGTGGAACATTAAGTGGATATATTTATTCTGATGTAAATAATTATACAGAATTATATAGTGTTGGTCAATTGGCATTACTAGCAAATGCAAGTCAACCGATGACTTTTAATACCCAAGGCTCCGAACGTATGCGGATTACTAGCGGGGGGAATGTTTTGATAGGCACAACAAGTACAACTGGTAATGCAACTGGAAGCGCATCAAATAATGGTACTGTTATTGAAGCATCTGGTACAATTACCAATCAAAGAAATGATAATGTAAATATATATTTATCTAAAGCAAGTGGATTTACAGAAGGTAATTTAATTGTATTTTATACGCAAGGTTCTCTAAGAGGTAGTATTTCAACTAATGGAGTAATTACTTCTTATAATACTACTTCAGACTATCGTCTAAAAGAAGATTTAAAACCTATTAATGGTCTTGAAATTGTAAACAAAATTAAGGTTTACGACTATAAATGGAAGGCTTCTGATAGTAGAATGGATGGAGTTTTAGCTCATGAACTAGCGGAGGTTTTACCTTATGCAGTAAACGGAGTAAAAGATGGCGAGCAAATGCAAGGTGTAGATTATTCTAAAATTGTACCAGTTTTAATACAGTCAATTAAGGAGCTTAAATCAAAAATAGAAACTTTAGAAAATAAATAATATGATTTGGATAATTAGCCAGTTAGATAGTATCCCTTCCATTGACGGAATGGACAAAGTAATTAGCGTAATTCATTGGAGAGCGCAAAAGGCACACGAAGACTTTACGGCTGACACCTACGGAGCTTTAGCAGTCGATGCACCACACGAAGCGAGCTTTACTCCTTACGATGAAGTTACGAAAGAAATGGTAGAGTCCTGGCTAGAGGCGGGGCTAGACTGCGAAGCAATCGAAGCGAATTTAGATGCTCAAATAGAGAACTTTTTAAATCCTCCAGTAATCGCATATCCTTTACCATGGTCGTAATTAGAAACAAAAAATACTAAATTACGTTTATAAGCAAACAAACAACAAAAAGAATGAAAATCGATTTAAATTTTAACTTGGTAGATTTAGATGGTAAGTCTATTGAAAATGCTAACGCTAGTAAGCTAGTAGCTAGTGCTTTAGTTCAACAATCTAAAGGCGATGCCTTAAAGTTTTGGGATTGGGCGGTAGCACTAAATAAAGGCGAAGTACTAGACTTAGACTCTAGCGACCAAGAAACATTTAAAAACTTTGTAAAGGATAACGAGAATTTTGCTATCATCGCAAAGGCTCAAATTTTACATAAACTTAAAAAAGACTAAGCGGTGTTAAACTCCCTCCCTGACTGGTTCACAAATATCTTAACGGCTTTAGTAGCTTCTTTAGCAACGTACTTTAGCACACGCAAAAAAGAGAATATTGAAATACAAGGAAGTGCTTTAGATAATGTTGATAGAGCCGTTAAAATGTGGCAAGATACTGCGGAGAAGATGAGTCAAAGAGTAGATGAATTAAGCGACAAAGTGGATGCACTAACAAAAGAAGTGCATTCACTAAGAACTGAAAATTCAGATTTAAAAGTTAAATTAGGATTAAATGTTATTAATAAAGCAAAAGCTGCTAAAGCAAAAGAAAAATTAGATTAGCTTATAAATGCCTTTTTTAATTCTAATTTTAATTGTAGAATAATTTATATTCAATTTTGTTTCCATATCCTTTAAAGAAATATAATAAACATTATTAAATATATCTAAAATTGGTTTAGCACAAGATTTTATACCATTTATTCTACCATTTAGGCTAGCTTTTGCTCTTTGTTTTTCAGAATTTCTACTTAATCCCGTTTTATAAGAATGTATGATATTTTCTGATTGTGTAACCCATTCTAAATTTTCTATTCTATTATCGTCTTTTATTCCATTAATATGATTAACACAAGGTTTATTAAGTGGATTTTCAATAAAACTCAATGCAATTAAACGATGAAGCAAATGGTGCTTCCTACTTTGCTTATACCAAGAATCTACTTGAATATAACCATTTTTAAGTTTATTGCCTTTAAGAATAAATTTAGTTTTAGCGTTACGAAATTTTCCAAAATTACTTATTTCATAATCACCAATAGATTCAACTTTTTTCCAAATTTCCATAAAAAATAAAGCCCAAATAAAATAAAACGCATCTCACCTCGTAATATTTTAAATGGGCATTAAAGTTTTTTGCTATATTATGTGAGATGTAGCTACATTGCAAATATAATTTTATTATTTATATTTACAAAAAAATAAAAATGAAAATAACTAAAATAGGTCAAAAAGGTCTTGAACTTATTAAATCCTTTGAAGGATTAAAGCTTAAACCATATCTATGTCCCGCTTCTATTGCCACAATAGGTTACGGAAATACGTATTACCCTAACGGACAAAAAGTTAAATTAACAGACCCAGCTATTACTCAAGAAAAAGCTGAAGAACTTCTAAAATTTTTATTAGTATCCTATGAAAAAGCGGTTGATTCATTTTGCCGTGACGACATATCTCAAAGCAACTTCGATGCACTCGTTTCTTTTGCTTATAATCTAGGCACGGGAGCACTACAAAAGTCTACATTAATCAAAAAAGTAAACGCTAACCCTAAAGATGTTACAATAGCGGATGAGTTTCTTAAATGGAATAAAGCTAACGGACGTGTTTTAGTGGGACTTACTAAACGTAGACAAGCGGAGGCTAACCTTTACTTCTCATAATATGCAAAAATTACTTATTCTTTTGACTTGTGTTACGTTTATTTCTTGTAAAGGTAACAAGACACTAACCGAGTATAAAGAACTCGTTAGAATCGATACTATACAAAGCGTGAAAATAGTAGAAAAGTATAAGGCTATTCACGATACTTTAACCATCGTAAACCCTTGCGATTCTAGTGGGCTTCTAAGCAACTTTTATTCTAAATTGGTATTACCACAAGGTAAGGTTATTATTCGTTCGTTAGGGGGCAATATTCAAGCTCAAATCGATATAGACTCCATAAGAAACGAGATAGAGAATAACTATCGTAACTCTCAGGTTAAATGGATTGAGTATAGAGACAAAGAAGTTATTAAGTACCGAGTTCCTACTTGGGTAGTTGCTTTATTATTTATAGAGTTTCTAGCTTTAGTTGCTTGGATATACCTTAAATTTGGACTAAATGCAATCAGATAGCGAATTAGCTAAGAGAATCAAAGACCATTTCTACTCTACTAATATGACTAGAGCGGACTTTGAGCGAGAGAATTGGGAAAATTACGGATATAAAGACGTAATAAATTTACACAAGGCACTTACTAGAATGGGTATTTCAGTTAAGAAAAGGTCGGAATACTGGAAACAAACTAGACCAAGTGCTAAGATAGAATCATTTAACCTAGACGAGGTAGATAACTTTGGAATCGAAGAGAGCTTAGGCAAGGAATATACTAGCTTACGTATTACCGAAGACTTTAAAAAGGTGGGTGTGTTATCCGATATACACGTTCCTTATCACTCTTTAGAGGCTTTAACTTGTGCTATCAAGCATCTAAGAGAGCAAAGCATAGATTGCCTCATTCTTAATGGCGATATATTTGACTTCTACGCTATCTCGAGACACGAAAAAGAAAAGGATTTACGTGACTTTGCTAGAGAGATTGAGATGGGTCGCAACTTCTTGCAAAAGATAAGAGACATATTCCCCTTAATACCTATATACTACAAGATGGGTAACCATGAGAATCGCTGGCAGAGATACCTTAACGAACAAGCCGAAGAGTTTGCACAATTACATGAGATGCAATTTGAGCAATTCTTTAGGCTAGATAAGCTTGCTATGACTTACGTACCCGATTGGCAAGGGATAGAGCTAGGAAACTTGCTTATACTTCACGGTCACGAGATAATGGCGGGTGGAATGAATCCTTCCCAAAGCACGTTTAATAAGACGTTTTGCAACACGCTAATAGGTCATGTACATAGAACAACTAGCACTATTAAAAAGAATGGGTTTAAAGAGTTCTATCACACGTATAGTACAGGTTGCTTAACCCAGTTGTCTCCTAAATACTATCCATTTGCTCAGCACTCACACGGGTTTGCGGTAGTAGATATAGTAGAAGGTAAAACAAAAGTGTCTAACATTATGATAAAAGATGGAAAAATAGTTTAGATTTGTAAGATTTGTTTTCATAATAGAGATAGGTTTAGAATTGTGTTTTGAATGCCCTTAGATATTGTCTATGGGCATTTTTGTTACCGTTAGATAAATAATTGAAGAAATAAATAAAAAAAATTTAAAAAAGATTTTTTTATTCCAATTTAACCTTCTATCTTTGATTCATCAAACAAGGCAATTAATTCTAAACAATAAAAAAAATAAAAAATTCAACTAAAAAAATCATCTTACAAGAAGTTATCAAATCAGAATTAGAAAACTCTTGCATCGAGCAAAGCTTTGACTCAAAAATTGCAAACATCCGAGTTAGATTTGTTCACTTTTTATTATTAAAAAATCAAGCAACGGAAATGGTAACAGATAAGTATTTACAATCTATCTGGAAATTAGCAGAATCAGATTTAACAATTGGATACGCTTCTAAATATGTTACATCATATACAGACTTTATGTTAAGCGAAATGTTAGATAAAGTTTCTGGAGGCTGGTAATATAAATACTGAGCCGGAGCAGATTCTCCGGCAATTCTAAACAAAAACAAAATGAGAGAGCATCTAAAACAAATCGACAAGAACGACATCGCCGGAGCTATTCTAATCTCCACGTTTGCTTACGTTACTTACTACGTTATCTACTTTATTCAACATATCTAATGAGCATCTTAAAAGCACAATTCCAAGACTCTCACGGAATCTACACTATGACTTGGTCATATAATCCGGAGCTTTGGCAAGCAAGAGATATTATCTCACACGAATGCCACAAATCAAATTCTAAACTTGTAAATATTATCTCAAATGAAAAACTTAATTAAAGCACTATCGGAGTTTCAAAACGAATGCCCGATTATCCACAAGGATACCAAAGGACATAACTACACTTATGCCGACCTACCTCAAATCTTTAGCGTGATAAATCCGCTACTTAAAAAGCACAAGCTTTGCTTTACTCAACTACTAGAGAACGATGGCATTAGAACTATTCTTTTCCACGTAGAAAGTGGAGAACAAATCGAAAGCCATACACCTATTCCATTAGTAAAGTTAGGTGCTATGAACGAATATCAGAGCTATGGGTCGGGAGTTACGTACTACAGACGTTATGCACTAAGCTCGATGCTTGGGTTAGTGACAGACAAGGATACGGATGCTTCGGGTTCATCTATGCCTATTGCACAATCTCCAAAGTTTCGCTTAGATATGCTTAACAACGTACACACCGAAGACGAGTTAGGTATGTTATACAACTCATTCAAAAGCTCACTAACTCCAAGCGATTTAGAAGCATTTAAAACACGTAAACAACAAATCAATAAATAACAATGGGAAAATTAATCAATGCTCAAATTAACAAGTCTAAATTACAAGGCTTAGTTCACTACACGAACAAACGTACAAACGAAGAATCGGTAAACGTTACTATATCGTTAAACGACACACCCGACCAATATGGAAATAATGCTTCTATTTGGGTATCGCAAACCAAAGAAGAACGTGATGCGAAAGCTCCAAAAGTTTATCTAGGTAATGGTAAGGTTATTTATGATTCGGATATGCCTAGACAAAACGCTCCAGAGATTCCAACCGATTTACCATTCTAGCCATGTATAAGCAAGAGACTAGCTTTGTATTTAGAAACGCTAACAATTGGAAAGTAAGCTATTTAAAAGACTTTCAAACCGAATCTGAGTTTAACTCTTGGATGAATGAAAGACTAAACGAAGGCTTAGTTTACATAGGCGAGGAGGCTAAGAAAATAGAGATTTATCCTCAAGTATTACGCTTAGATTTAAAGAGCCCAGGTAACTCATACTTTACGTTAATAGAACGATTTGAATCTAAAGAGGATTACGTAAATTATTTCAATTACAAATTGTTAGAAGGTTTCAAAGTTATAGGCTCTAGTCCTTATTTTAAAGAAAAAGAAAATGCAACGAATTAAGAAAATGAATTTATATCAGCTTTGTGCCGATAGACTAAACGCTAAGGGGGTAAAACCCTTTAGTGCTAGGGAATGGACTTTACCTATCGTACAACAAACGGTATACGGAAAAGTAAACTATCCCGAAGTAATGGAAGAAATTAAACTTATAATGAAAGAACATGAGCAATCAAACATTTAAAAAAGGAGACAACGTTTTTCACGCAGCTTATGGCTGGGGTAAAGTAATGGGTATTTATGAAGAACTAGAATGCCCAGTAGAAGTAGAGTTTTATAATTGGGGTTGTGAAACATTTACAGACGATGGAAGAACTATTCCAGGCTATCCTATGGTTTTATCTTTTACCGAATATACTCTAGAAGGATTTAGCCTAGAGCGACCAGAAGAATTGCCTAAGAAAGGTGATATTGTTTGGGCAAGAGATGATAAAAAATTTAACTGGGAAGTTTATCATTTTTTAAAACATATACCTAATGCTACATATCCTTACATGGTTGCAAAAGATTATAATGAAGACAACTTTGAAGCTTTTAAATATTTAACAACAATTAACCCTTATACAAATGAAAAATAGAGAAGTAGTAGATGTCTTAAAAGCTGAGAGTGGTAGAGAGATATTCATTTTAGAAACTCGTAATTACAAGCTACACACTGGAGCAATGTACGAGGTAGAGTACAAGTTTGGTTTAGGTACTCAAGTTATGGTTAGTAGGTTATTAGATTCAACCGAAGACGATAGAACGCTTATCTTTAATCATCCTGAAGTAACAAATAAAACCATTGGTATTCCTAATTGGAATATCGTAAACCTAACAAGACTATGACACCATCTCAAAAAGCAAAAGACTTAGTTAAGAAGTTTAAGGATGCTCAAGTTAAAATCAAAGAAAGCAAAGAGGAGGCAATCGCAAGTAGCATATTATTTGTAGAATTGCTTTTAAACTATTCCGAAGTTAAAAATGTAGATTATTGGCTAGAAGTTAAACAAGCATTAATTAACCATAATTAAAATGAATAACTTATCCTTTAACAACTGGCAACAATACATAGCAAAAGAGCTAAGTAAGGATTACAAAAAGCTTTATTATTCGGCTAAATACACTAAGAAAAAAGAGGTAAAAAAAGTTTTACTTTCTAAAAATTAGGTTTATATTTGAGGACAATAAGCCAAGCGGGTTAGAGCGGTTGGGTTATTTAAGGGTTAAAAAACCACGTGAGCCAGTTCTATTCTCTAACATAGACTGGCTCTATTTTTTTATAGGATGCAAAAAAGAAAAAGCATTACAAAGAAAACTCGGTTTGAGGTATTCAAACGAGATTCGTTTACGTGCCAATATTGTGGCGCAAAAGCTCCAGATGTAGTTTTAGAAGTAGACCATTTAAATCCTGTTAAACATGGGGGTGATAATGATTTGCTTAATTTAATTACAAGTTGCTTTGTATGTAATAGAGGTAAGTCAGCCAGAAAGCTATCAGACAATTCAGTTTTAGAAAAGCAAAGAATCCAGATTGAAGAGCTTAATATTCGAAGACAACAACTTGAAATGATTTTAGAATGGAGAAACGAACTACAAAAAAGCTCTAATTTTGAATTACAAAAAGTAAATGATTATTGGTATGAGAAGTTTAAGCCATACAATGTTATTAATCCTGAGGCTATGTTTTCAAAACATATAAAAAAGTATGGATTAATAGAAGTTTTAGATTGCATTGATATTGCTCATGAGTCGTATTTTTTTGGTAAAAAAGAACACGCTGAAACTGCTATAATTAGATTAGGTGGTATATTATATAATCGAGCTAATAAATAATATGGACATATACTCACTTTCAAGAAACTTCTGGGATTATTCATTTGAAAACCCAGATAGAATAAAACCAAATCACGCTGCGGTATATTTCTTTTCTATCGAACATTGTAATAGATTAGGATGGAAAGAAAAATTTGGTCTTCCTACTACTATGGTTATGGAGGCGATAGGTATTAAGAATTATAAAACTTATCATAACACTCTAATGGATTTGATAGATATAGGATTTATAAAACTTATAGAAAAGTCTAAAAACCAATATTCAGCTAATGTAATTGCTCTAGTAAAATTTACCAAAGCACCTACTAAAGCACTTGACAAAGCATTGTCGAATCATAACACAAAGCAAGGTCGAAAGCAAGTCCAAAGCATTGATAGTATAGATATACAATCTAACAATACTACAATATTACCTAATTACAATATTACGTTTAGCGAAATGCTTGAACCTCATAAAGAAAGAATAGGTAATGAATACAATAACTTTTTTTCCTATTGGACAGAAAAAAATAAAAAAGGAAAAGAAAGATGGCAATGCGAAGATTTTTTTGATATTAGCAGACGAATTACAACATGGTTAAATAACAATTCTAAATTTAAAAACAATGGAGCTACAACAATCGAACCGAAACTCGGAACTAGCCAAGCAAGAATGGAAGCCCTTAAGAACTGGTAACGTAGAAGCTAATGTTATATTACAAGCGAGAAGCACTCAAAGCTTACGTTTAAGACACGAAGAGGATATTAAGCAAGTCTTACGTTACGCAATGGTTTTAGTAGGTCTTAGAAGCAATAATATGCCAAGCGAAGAAGAAAAGTTTGTGTTATTAAATTTTATTCGTTCAAACTTTGGAAACCAAACACCTGAAGAGATTAAACTAGCTTTCGAATGGGCGGTAAGTGGTAAGCTAAATATCGATGCTAAATGCTATGAAAACTTCTCTTGTGAGTATTTCGGTAGAATTATGAAGGCTTACATTGATTACGCTAGACAAGAGACTATAACGGTTGCTCAAGTAGAAGAAGTAGTTAAGGAAATTCCAAGCGATAAAGATTTAAAGATAGCAGCGATTAACTCGGCTAATATGTACGCTCAAGAAATGATTAGATGTCAAGAGCGAAACATTAAAATGAATTGGATAGCTGGAGGCTTACACGTACTCTACGATTATATCGTTAAGTTTGGAATCTACGAGCCTAGCCTAGAGGATAAACAAAGAATCTATACTACAAATGTAAATAAGTACGCATCAAAAGACGAGCTTATAATGGCTTGTAAAGCTCAAAGCTATAAAGAGTTCATTGAAAACCTAGCCGATTTTAAAGCATATCTAACCGAAGAAGGACAAATCAAACCTATCGAATAATGAAACAAACTAGAAATAGAGTAATTAACCATCAAACCGAATGCCTAGAATGTGGGCATTATTGGAAACCAGAACTAATACAAAGCATTATGCACGAGCAAGGTAAAGACTCGGTTAATATGCAATGCTTTTGCGGAACTAGATACCGAATTATAGAAAATGTAAACGGATGGATAGTATTTAGAAGGTATATTAAAAAGAAAGACCAGGTTAAACGAGCGACAAAATGATAACTATACTAGGTCAAGTACCGAGCAAATCTAACGGTTATAAGATTGGGAACAATAGGCTTTATAAATCAAAGGAGTTAAAGGAATACGAGAATAGATTCTCATGGTTATATGCCTTAGCACAAGGGAAACCAAACGAGCCTATAAAAGACAAGTTTAGCATTAAGATTTTAGTATATTTTCAATCAAATCGAAGCGACCTTGATAATTCCGCAAAGATTATCCTAGATTGTTTACAAAATTGCAAAGTAATTGAAAACGATAGGCTATGCCACGAGTTGCACATGGTTAAGTATATCGACAAAGAAAACCCTAGAATAGAATTTGAAATTAAGGTAATATCCTGATTTTTTAAAAACAATTTAAGGTTATATCCTTATGAATTTTAACAACGATTTTAAGTTTGATTTAGAATTTGGGGTATTAGATGGTGAAACTTGGTTTCATGAGCTAGTAACTAACAAGAAAGTCGAGGTTAAAAGCGATAGAAGAACAAGTGAAACTGGTAACGTTTATATCGAGTATTGGTCACGAGGTAAGCCTAGTGGAATATCAACAAGTCAAGCGGACTTTTACGTTTATAAAGTAGGAGAAGATAAAGCTATTTTAATATCGACTAGCCAACTAAAGCAAAGGATAAAGCAATTAGTAGAAGAAGGTAAGGCTAGAATGAATGTAAAAGGGGGAGATAATAATACGAGCTTAGGGATTTTATGTAAACTAATGGATTTAATATGCTAACGAAAAACGAAACTAAAGCTATCGAGTGGATAGATGCTCAATTACTTAAACCTAACGAACGATTTATGCTCAAGGATGGAATATATATCAACGACTTACATTCGTGTCTTAAATCGCAAAAGGAACGTATTCTATTTGGGATAGACCCGCTAAGAAGATTAGCATTTTTAAGAGTGAGAGAAATTAAGAATTATTT